CGCCGTGGAAGGGGTGATCCTTCAAATCGGATTATTCGACTGTTGTGTATTCGCACTGTCTCGGTCGTTGTCGGCGTGTTTGTCGAAATTCGGTAATATTCTGGCTTCGCAAAATTCTGGCTTCTTACGTCCTTATCCAATCCACCGGCAGACACCAGTTCATACCGATCTAAAAGAACCAGGTGCGTAACTGCATTTATCCGATTCAGATCAAGGGGTTCTTCAGGCGAAAGTCCATCATCGACACCGATATAAATACCCGCGCCGCCGTAAAGCCGCGCCCACTTTTCGCCGAATTCCATTTTTTGAGAAACCCCGTGCCGATCGAATTCCGCTTGAATAGCCTCCGTCTCCTTGTCGCTATTATCGCCATCCTCCAAGCAGATCTTGAAACCTTCCCGAAACATCTCTTCCGGTATTCTGTCGATAATCCTCCCCACAATATCGTCTGATTGATAGGAAATATCGAGATCTCCAACGGTCAGAGCAAACGGCGTTGAAACGGCGCTCATTCTCTTATCTTTCCCCTTAACGCCTAAATTCGTGAGTGCATTTTCCCAGCTCGCATCTGAATGAAACGGCGACGGGACATTTCTACGAGGCGGCATCCTTGGAACCGTAACAAGCGGCTCCGAATCCTTTTTAAACCATGAAGAAATTTTCTCTAAAATCGGCATAGTTTTCCCCTATTTGATCCCCAAATATCGCTTGAGGTCGTCGATCGAGTTTTTGTCCATTTCCAAAATCGCTTGCGTCATGGCGTCCGCTTGGTCGTTAAATTTGGTATTTGGCACGCCACAAACTTCATCAAGAAAATCGGCCACCCATGGATTTTGTACCGGATCGGGAATATAAACACAACCGCCGTCAACGATCCCGCTCGCGGCAACCCATCGCGTCTCTTTCGAATCTCTTCCAGGATTGACCGCTTGCATCCCGGAAATCGTCTTTCCCATCGATTCCATAACGGCAGTGCCATTGGCCTTGTCTTCGATCAATTTCTTCGTGGCATTCGGGTAAAGGGTCGTTACCAGCGCGAGCGCCTTTTGTGTCTCGCTGAAACGCAGCTGTTTTCGGTATTGATAGACGAGATAATTTTTCCCATCGAGGCGTCCCCAGACTTGGCCCACGACAAAGGAATTATCGGGACCGTTCTTGAACGCCATATCCCACGACTGCAGCATGTACTCGAAACGCTCGGGCAACTTGGAATAATAACGGAAGCTCTTTCGGAGAAAAATATTCCCTTCTTTCGCGCTTGGCCGTTGCTGATAAAGGGCGTCCCAAACGCGCCGGTTGAGAGCCTTTATGTTATTGAGTTTTTGAAGATTCGCCTTTGCCGACCAGAGAACGTCTCCGGGTTTTCGGGGGTCGTATTCTGCCAACTCTTCCAAAATGGCGGGAAGGTTAAGAACCACCCATTGATCGGCGTCGGGGTTCCCCTTGGCAACTTCGAGAAGCCTCCCCGCAAGATCATCTTCGTGCCAGCGCGTCATTGTGAGAAGAATCCGGCTATCATTTTCGTCAAGGCGGGTCAGAAAAGTAGAAGTGTACCATTCCCATTGCGCCTCTCGGATAACCTCGGAAAGGGCTTGCTCCATATTCTTCAAAGGGTCGTCTATAATTCCAATGCTCGCGCCCATGCCGGTAATACCGCCGCCAACTCCGGCCGCCCGATAAACGCCTTCCTTCCCTACAATCTCGAAAATGTCCGCTCTGCGAAGCCATGAGCCCTTGGCCGTCATGCGAACGTTTGAGGCCGATAATCGTGTCTCTGGAAAAATCCGTCTGTATTCCTCGGTGTCGATAATTCTCTGGACGTCGCGGCTCATCCGCTTTGCCAAGTCGGAAGCGTAGGAAGCGGAGATAATTTGAAGATCGGGATTATTCCCCAATGCGAACGCAGGAAATCTTCGAGAAACAAGCTCGCTGTTATGAGTTGGAAGTAAGGTTTTCCCGACAAGATAAAGCCCATCATCTGAATCAACTTGAATGCATCGCCCTTGCACTTTTTTATTTAATCGCTCGACCTTTATAAGGCCGATACGGCGGCGCTTCGCAAACCTCCTTATTTTTTTTCTTTCCAGGCAGACTGGCAGTTCGCAATCAGGCTGAAAAGCTATGGTGAAAATAACTTTTCTGCCTTGGATTCCGGAGGTTGACAATGAAGGCTCTTGTCGCCCTAAATATGGACGAAACCCCAAAGAACTCGCTATTTCATGAATATCTTTTGCAAGATTTTTCGATCCAGTTACAATTCGAACTCGTCCCGTCTTCTTTTCAACATGTCCGTCGGTATCTATCAGTCCCGCAAGCAGTTCTAACCTCTGCTCAATACTCGCTCTTTTATAAATTTCCGGGATTCTTTTTTCAGAGAATATGCCAAGCTTCTGCAACTCAATAGTCATCCGTCCGGCATGGCCCCTGAATCCACCAAAATTACTTGTCAAAACTCCTGTTTTTTTATGGGTATATTCCGAACTTATCCTATATCCTAAAGCGATAATTTTTTGGATATAGAGACGATCATCTTTTGAATAAGTAATCCTTGCCGCCCCCGTAGTTCCATCCCCAAGCCAAGCCCCTAAGACATATGGGTGCAGAGATAAACGACGCTCTTCTTGCCTGATTGCAGAAATGTTTCTGAGTTGATATTTAACGCGGCCATTTTTGCTCAGAATGTTAATCGGTCTTTTGAACTTCGTTACTTTTAAAAACGTTTTGGCCTCTCGAATGAAAAATTTTCCATAACTTCGATCAAATATCTCCCATTCATGGTTCTCATGGCAATCTATAAAATCGCCATTCGAAAAATGAATCCGGATATCTGCAAAAGAAGGCTCTCCGACCGACAAAACTTTCACCGCTTTTCCGCTAGGATGAAAAACAAAATCCCCCGGCTTCAAATCGCCATGAGCTTTCCATCCGTCAACGGTAAGCACTGGCGTTGCGTCGGCGCATAGCTTGCCGTGGCGTGGCGGCATGAAAACCATAAGCCTCCGAATGTCGCCCCGAAAAAACTTCTCAAGCGTTTTTGCGATTAAAAGATGGTGCCAATTTACCCGATAATTCGGCTTCGTGTAGAGAATGAATTCGAGGAACCCGTTACGCGCCCGCTCCGCCGCTTCTATTTCAAGAAGAAGTAGCCTTTCAAATTCAGGGCTTGTCCTTTGGGTTATCATTTTTTGCCGTCAATTGTTCGAGCCGCGCCTTCCGCTGTTCGGGCGTCATGCGGAGAAGGGTATCGGCAATTTTGTTTTCATCAACGCCCGCCTGGCCTTGAGGAACCAATGGGGAATTGTTAGGCCCCGTGAATACATGCGTTTGAACGTATCCCCTCTTTTTCCCCTTCGTTTTCAGATAAAAAGTAACCGCCGAAACCGCTGGCATTCCTGTCCCGCCCATCAATTTTTGAAGCCGCGACTCCACCCAATCAATCATTGACTCTTCAACTTCTTCAGCCTTTCCCAAAAAATCGGGATCTTCTTCAATCCATGAATAATAGGTTTTTCGGTCGATCCCTATTTGTCGGCACGTTTCCGAAACGTTGCATCTATTTTGATAATAAGCGTTCAAAAAATTCGCCTTTCGCTTGGCCCTGTTTTTTTCCATGACCGGCCTATTCGGGCGATCGTCGCCTTCACTTACGACTTTTTTTGTTGACTTTGGGAGGTTTGCTTGGGTCTCTTTTTTAGTCTTCATGCCCAAAAAGTAGCATGCCTATTGTAAATTCACAACTCGCTTAGCTTTATCTCACCCTCATCGCTCGAATTTTTCTCTTGGGCTATTCGGCAAAGGATCGATTTTTGCCGGTGCCGCGGGTAAATGATCATGGGTTGCCTCTCCTTCAACGGCGGCCCCGTCTATCAACCGCAAGAATTCGTCAAAGGTCATTTCCCTCGACTTTTCGCCAACGTTTAAAACAACCTGGGCGCTATGCTTCGCCTTTAAAGTTTCTTGGTTTTTTTGAAATCCTTCCCTAAGAAGGTCGAAGGTCTTTTGATCGATGACGATCTCAATGGCCGAATAATTGTCAACGGTAACGGCCCCCGTTCTTTCCCATTGGAAACTGAAAATCATATCCGTCACCCGATCAATATGTTTTTGCCATTGAATATCTCTTTTTGAAATATCCCGTTCTGCCCTATACGAGAAGAAAGCAACCGCACAAACAATCGCCACCCCGCACGCTATTTTGATCTTTTCTTTCATCGAACCTCCTTTTTGGTTTTTATGAAATCGCCTTGGTTTTAAAATTCCCGATCTTGGATGCCTTTTTCTTCGTGAAGTCCTGCCATCGGCGAATGATCAAATCGCAATATTTCGGATCAATCTCAATCCCGAAACACCGCCGGCGGGCTACTTCCGCGCCGATCAAGGTGGATCCGGAACCGAGAAAGGGGTCTAAAACAATATCCCCTACTTGGCTTGAGTTTGAAATCGCCCGCCTTGAAAGCTCGACCGGCTTTTGCGTCGGGTGCTCTGTCCCCCGATCCCTCCCCACCGTCCAAACATCGGAATTCTCCGCCTCGACGGAAAGGGTTACGGCTTGGCCGTCCTGTATCCGAAGGCGGCGGCATTTTTTGGCCTTCGGCGCGCTTGGCGTCACAAAAATCTCGTTCTCTTTTCCATCGGAAACGACAACTCCTTTGGAAAGAGAATAGGCCATATCTTTTGCGCGTTTAAGCCCAATCCTCCAAACTGAAAATTGAGAACGATCCCCGACGAAAAGCGGCTCCTGCCCGTCCTTTGCGGCATAAAAGCACGACTCATGCTGCCAGTGGTAGTCGGCATGCCCGATAACGTGCAACGGCTTTATCCAGATCAAATATTGCCTTTCGACAAGTCCGGCGGCTTTCATCGCCGTAAAAAAGTCCTCCCGCGTCGCGGCAGGGTGCCAGATATAGAAAGCGGCCTCATTGCGCGTTTTCTGGACAAGGGCCTTGAAAGTCTTCCCCAAGAATCCGGCCAAGCGGTCGCCGGTCAATTCGTCATTCTTTATTCGGGAAAAATTCTTTCCCTTCCTCCAAGGCTCGTTTGCTTGGTAGGAAACTCCGTAGGGCGGATCCGTAAAAACCATTGCGGCGGGGGCGGCGTCACCCATGAGAACGTCAAACGCTTGCGCCAGCGTCGAATCCCCGCACAAAACTCGGTGATCTCCCAAGGCCCATAAGTCGCCCGCCTTGGCTATCCCAGGCCCATCCCCCGCCTCCGGCACGTCGTCTTCGTCGCCCCCCTCTTCCTCTTCGACCGTCACCTTCTTTTGAAGGGCATCGAAGAATGTTGTTTTTTCAAGCCACGGGGCGTCCAAGTCCTTCGTGAAGGCGTCAAAGCCGGTCGCTGTGATCGTCTGGTATTGGGAAGAAATGACGAGGATTTTCTCTTTCGCATCCTTCTCATCCTTGGCCTTTATCAAAAGGCATGGGATTTTATGGGTCTTTTTTCCGTTCTCATCTCGGAAAACGGCCCCCTCTTTCCGAAAAAACTTCTCGCGCCCGTGGCCGTCCAAAATGAAGAAGTCTTTGCCTTTCTTCCAGACGAATATCGGCAGGAAAAGTCCCTTCTCCGTGATCGAATTTTTGAGGCGCTGATAATTCTCGTCCTCTAAAATTTTGAGATCGCCCTGTAGGGGCTTCAACTCCCGATAATCGATATCTTGGACGTCGAATCGATGTAGCCTAATTTCCATTTAAGGCCTTTTTGAGCTTTTCAATATTGCCTTCCTTCTCAGCAAGAAGCATCAATTTCGCAATATTTTGCGCCGTGTCGACGATCGTTATTATGTCCTCTCCGTTTATGTCCTTGATAGCAGTTGCGATCATGGCTTGCATGGCTAAGCCAGCGTAAAACTGTTGTGCCTTAATTTCCATCTTTCACCTCCATCACAAGTTTCGTAACATCCACTCCCGCTGCGCGCTCCTCATCAGTTAGTTCGCAAGCGTCAATGTCGCCACTCAACCCGCTCACGTCGCCTCGAAGCCCGGTAACGTTGCCCCGAATCCCGCTCACGTTCCCATGAATCCCGCTCACGTCCCCATGAATCCCGCTCACGTTCCCACGAATCCCGCTCACGTCGCCACTCAACCCGCTCACGTTCCCACGAATCCCGCTCACGTTCCCACGAAGCCCGGTAACGTTGCCCCGAATCCCGCTCACGTCGCCACTTATGAGATCATGAGGGCCATCGATTCGCCGCCCTTCCGAGAAATAGTAAATTTGTGATTCTGTCTTTTTAAGCGCTGGTTTCATTCTTCACCTCCGAATCTTTTATTGCGTTCAGCGATCATGGCGTGTGATGTCATTCATGATATCTTCCTTTGTCCGTGTCCGGTCTTGGGTAATGATTTCGATTCCATCTGCAGTCTCCACGAAAAGTGGCCCCTTAAACAGGCCATAGGCGGCCCAATCGCACGGCTTTGGCTTCCTCTTTGTCATGTCGCATCCGGCATAACGGCCAATACATTCTTGATACGCCGATTCAGGAGTTTCCCCCTTGTCCGTGAAGGGTTTGAAATCTTGTGCTTTTTTAATCGTTCCGCACCTAGGGGATATAAACTTCCACCCAATTCAGAATTCCTCGTATTTCCAAACTCCTTTTTCCAATCGAACGGCCAGCCATTTGAATTGCCAGAAAAGCCCCGCTGCTACCTTGATTTTCACGCGGGCGTCGTCCTCCCAGAATCCCTTTACCTCGTGCAATTGGATCTCATCCCGTGTCACAACGTCGAAATCCGGCGTGTAAAATGTGTTGTCGGCCAAGCGTAACTTTATCCTCTGAAATCCAAAATCAACGATCTCTCCCGCTGCTTTTTGCAAGGCGAGAGTTCCCGCATATTTTTGCTCTGTCTTATTCATCTGTCCCCGGACCGGTTGCGACCGGGATCGTGGCCGCGATTGTTGGCGCAAACCTACGTTCTTGTTATCACCCAATATGTCCTTAATTTTGGCCTTCAATTCCGGGCTCAACCTGTCAAAGTGGATTCCCATCAATTCATTTCCTTCTTTTCGAGAGATGAAGACTTGATTCCTTCTCTGACAAAAAGGACCGCTTTGTCGTTTGGCGCGAATAATTCACGTGCGTTCATCAACAATTTATCAATCATCTGCATGCTACTTTCTCCCGTCTTAATTTCTCCGCCTACTCCGAACATCAAGCGCCCGTCCGAAGTAATTTCCATTTCCCCTTTATCCCCAAAAATAACGACGACCGTGCAAAATGAGAATTCTTTCCAAGTTCTTTTTTCTCGTTCCGGAGGCGGTGTAATCTGAGGGCCATTTTTAAATTTTCGCTTCTTCCAGAATCGCTTGACGATCCCTGGAAATTCCAGCATCCCAATGGTCGCAAAAAAAGACGAAATCCCGAGAAGAAAAATCCCAACGTATTTCATTGGTCTACTCTTTCTTTTCGTTCTTCTCCATCTGGCATCTCGTCTAATCTTTTTTTGGCTTCTTCCTTGTCGGTGCCTCTTGTCCTCTTGAATGGATATCTGTCAGGGAAAGGCTTGATGAATTCGCCGAAAAATTTTCCCTTCGACTCCGCCGCCATCCATTGAGCAAAAAGATCCTTCGGGAAATTGCCGTATTCGTAAACCGAACCTCCCTTAAATTCGACCTCCGCAATCCCGAACTCCTTCTTTTCCCCATCAAGAAAATCCTCCTCGTAATAAGTTACCTCATGGCCGATGCTCTTTATCTGCGAACTTTCAACGGGTGTGCGCTCCATGGATTCCCCTTTCTTTTATGGTTTTGATTGCGTGAATGAAAATTGGTCCGAAAATCAAAAGAAAACTTTTTGTTCTTACTGGTCTTGGGTTTGCGTGCCTCACTCTCAAATCGAAATGCCGCTGCCATAAATATCGCGATCTATCTTCCCAAAACTTCACCGGAACGCCAAGCGCGTTGGGGTCCTTCGTTGAAGGCGCGATTATTTTCATAAACTGAATACGTTTGACGAACCGCGGCCAGCACCAATGGATAAAGATTTTCATTTTTCTGTCTCTTCCTCAATTTTGAAATTATTGATTTCGATCCCGTTCAAAATCTTTCTTCCCGTGAAGGTGATTTTGATGGAGTGATTTTTCCATCCATAGGTTAAAATTTTTCTCGTTATCTCGTCGAAAAGAAAATCACTTAAAACTCGCGGGGCCTCATCGTTAAGAGATTTTTTCCTCATGTGCATTGCCTACAGTAAATAAATATTGACTGTCAACAATTATTATTATTTGCCGCTTCTTTTTCTTCAAAATTTGTTATGGATATATTTTTGAACAATCGGAAAATATTTTATTCGCTTCCAACCAATAGGAGAAAAGCTCTTGCGGCACATGCGGGAACTTGCGCGTTGCCAAGGCCTGTAAGGCGGTCCACGCGAGAGGGGATATCTACGGCAAGGCGATCCATTCCATTCTCCCATCTACCGTCTTTCCAAGCCGCTTCGCCGTAGAATGGTGAAAGTCGTGACGCCACTTGCAAAGGGTCTGGATATTCTCCGGGTTGTTTTGGGTTATGTCTTGGTTGATATGGTGGGCGTTCAATATTTTCTGGCAAGTTTTGCATTTCTTTGAATGCTCCCTTATTCTCTTCATTGGTAAACCCCTTTATCCAATCACTTACATCTAAGTGATTAATGGGGTAAAGCCTTGTCCAATTTTGCGGAAACCCCATAAGAAGCTCCACCCACGTCGGGTTCACGGCTCCACCAATTTCCGTTTGAAGATTCTTCCCGCCCTGCGAAGCGTGGCCAGGCCCCGTGTGGCAATTCGCATGCGGCGTTGGAAATTTCTTTGCTAGTCCCGTCAATGTCAGGCGTTCCGCGCCCTTCTTTCCCCGATCCCTCTGATAATTTCCCCTCTCACTCGCGCGCGGGTTCGGCCAAAGATCCCGCTTCGCCCTCCGCTGGCGATGAGGGCGAAGCTTCCCGGCCATCCCCATTCCCCCGCCTTGGTTCGCTCCGTAGTCGTTCACGGTCGGGATGGGTAGCAACGATCCATAATCGGTCTCGGCGGTGAGGGGCACCGACGGCCGCCGCCGGTATGCAATCCCATCGGACACGAAACCCGCTCGCGGCCAACTCTCCGAGTATTCGTCCGAAATATCGGGTAGCAAGGAGGCCTGGGACGTTTTCCAAGAAAGCGTAAGCGGGTCTAACTTCGCGTATGACCCGAATGGTATCCGGCCAAAGGTTTCTTTCGTCGTCTTCTCCTTTTCGTTTTCCGGCAACCGAGAAGGGTTGGCAAGGGAATCCAGCAGAGACGATATCCACAAGGCCGTCCCAGGGACGCCCGTCGAATGTGCGGACGTCGTCCCATATCGGGAACATGGGAAGCACACCGTCTCGTTGGCGTCGGAGGAGCACTTCCCGGCAATACGGCTCTTTTTCCACGGCGCAGACGGTCCGCCATCCGAGAAGCTTCCCGGCGAGGAGCCCCCCGCCAACTCCTGAGAATAAGGCAAGCTCCCGCACATTAACTCCTTAAGATAATGCCATCCCATCTTTGGTCTCTTCTAATTTCTAAAAACGTTCCCATATTTTTTGTTTCTTCTCGGCAATCCCTTTGCCTGGAACAATGATAACTCATTCAGGCTTTCCCCTAAACTGCTTGAATCTGTTGAATCCCAAGTTTCTTATTCAGCTTTTCACGCTCTTCCTTGATATAATCGTCGAAGGTTTTCCCTTCGGAAGCCAACTTTTCCACAAAGGCTTTATGTTTTGCCTCTTCCTCTTGGCGGTGCCTTCTTTCCGCTTCTTCCCGCATGGCTTTCATTTTTTGCCTCAAGGCTTCTTCGTCTCGCATGGCTTTTTCTTTTCCGAAGTCCCCCTTCCAACTTTTCGCCTTTAACCAATTATGCGCGTCGGGGATGAACTTCCCCCTTTCCTCCCGCCAACCGTCGGAAAGCCGTGAGAGCTCGATAGCTTCCAAAATCATCGCCTCGGTCGCGGCGTCCGGGCTTATCTTTTCCCACTCGTTTTGCGCGAATCCCGGCTTGTCTTTCTTGGGGTAGGTCGCCCAAAATTTCAGGAATCCGTCACTCGGCTTTTTGTGGGACCCCCGCTTTTCCAGTTCCTTGGCAAAATAACCTAGTATCCAATTGCGCCACGCTTGCCCCCAGGCCGTAATTTTCGACTTGGGGCGGGCTAGGTGGTAGGTTTTGAATCTTTCAAGCTCTAATGCCCGTTTCCGTTCGTCTAATGCGATTTCGTGCTTCTTTTCTTGTTCGGCGAGCCACGCCAATTCATTTTCGCCCGGCTGGAACGTCTCTAAATCGGGCCTTTCCCTTTTATTTTTGGGCCTTTGTCCCGTGTCAGGCTGTTTTGTGTGTTTTTTTTCGTCTTCCGGGCCGCCTGCTGTGGGGGTTTGGGGGGCATCGCCCCCCTGCACCCCCCTACTAACCAAGTTCTCTCTTATTATTTCTTCTTCTTCTTCTTCTTCTGCATGTGCGACATTCGCGACTCTCGCGACATCTGTCGACTGATTGCGACATTTTGCGACATCTTGCGACATCTTGCGACAATCTGCGACATCTTGATAACTATCTGATTTTAAAGGATTTTTATTCTTTTCGGCGGCGCGCTTTTCGGCAAGTCGTACTCGGTCGGCTTCGCGCTTTTCGGCTTTGCTAGAAAGATTTCGGTAATATTGATAATTGACGATTTTCCAACCCCATGGACGCTGTGCGTCCAATCGGACTATTTGGCGCCCACCTTCAAGTTGGGATCGCGATAAAGGATCGGGTAGTTGTAATTTATCAAGTCCTTTTTGAATGATTTCGAGCGGTATTGTCGTCCTTCTAGAAAGGGCGGAAGGGGTCATATCAACAACTCCGTCGGCATCGGCTAGGATAATAAATTGCTCAAATGTAACCAATGCCTCCCATCCATGCTCAACAAGGGTCGACTCATAAATTTGTTTGAAAATTTTTCCGTACATTCGCCCTCCTTCCCTAAAAATTTTCTACTCATCAGGGGACGACCGGCATTAAAGATCGGCTTGCTCTGCTCCTATTTTTCGGACCGAAACTTTCATATCTTCAAGAATTTCGATTCCTGGTATCTTAGCTTCCGGACCCAAAGCAGCGACGACCTTTGCAATCTTTCGGTCATCGGCCATTTTATATTCTTCAGGAAGCAGGGTTTTATCGGTCACTCGATGAATCCATTTTTGACGAACTGTCGCCCCTTTCACTTTTTTAGGGGCCAATTCTATCGGGAGAACATCGGCGATCACTGATGCCGCCGGCGGAACATAAACGGGGGCCTCTAAAATTTTGTCCGCCTCCGCGTGATGCCCGGCATCGATAAAATCTTGTGCTGTCTGCAATCTCTCTTCTTCGAGCTTTCTTTCTCGTTCCCTTCGCTCCGCCTCCGCTTTCTCCTTCGCCTCTCTTCGCGCCGCCTCTTCCGCCGCTGCCGCTATACGCCTCTGTTCCTGAAACCATCGGGACGCTTCCCTTTCGACGATCGAATAGGCATTGTTATAAGGCATGGACAGATCGCCTCTCAATTTCGTCATACTGCGATGCAGGTCGAAAGCCGTCTTGATTGCCTTCTCAAATTTCGTCTCGAAATATTTGATTTTTTCTTTACACCGCCGCATGAACGAAAGCGCGGCTTCATATTCATCTTGATTCGTCACGCGAAAACCTTGCGCCTCGGGAACGATCAATTTACCTTCCGCTTCGTCCGTTGATGTTTCTGGCTTAGTCACCGTGAATTGATGGACATCTTGAAAGTGATCTTGCTGAATCATGGGTTGCCTCCCTTTATTTTGAATAAATTAAGTGCCGATAAAAAGACCGTTAAATCAGTTTTGTCTGAATAATTTTTTAGTTTTGGCAAACCTCCTTCCTCGGAGAGCCGGAGCGTGAAACGATTTTCATAGGGGACTAAATTTCTAATCGAGGGCATTTCCCAATATGCCGCCGTCTGAAAATGTGCCCCCTCTATAGTCCCGCTTTTAATATCGATCAAAACGTGCCTTCCGTTGAGAATCGCTATGATGTCCGGCGTCCCGCCATAATGATAAACCGGATGGAATTGCGGTCTTTCGCAAAGTTCCATGATCGGTTCAATTTTCGTTGATTCCCTGAATCTATACCATGATTGCACGTAAGGCTCTATCGCGGGATGAACCTCACCAAGATCGTTTTGGATATCATACCAAATCGCCTTATGGACGGCGGTCCCGCGCGCGCGCGCTTCCTCCGTAAAAAAGCGATCATCGACGAGATTGGCGAATTTTAAAATTTGCGTGACTGACGGAAGGCGCTTTCCGTTTAAAAAATATGCGTGCTCCATCTCATCGAATTTAAATTCTGCATCTATTTTTTCTTTATCTGTGACCGTATCCATTGACGAATCCTTTCCAGGTCCTTGATCGCTATATCGTGAAGAGTGCGGGCACCAAGCAGCGAACTTGCATGCCGAGAAATGTCCGATATTGAAACGCCCATCTCCGCCGCCAAAATTTCCAATTGCTCAATCTGTTTCGGGGTGACAGTCGGATCATTCGTTTTCTTTTCTTCCGCCTTAGTCTCGGTGATGGGATTGTTTTCTGAAATCGTCTCTTCCTGCTGGATCGGCTTCGTCTCTGTTCTTTCAGGTTTCGCCTCGGTCGCCGGAATTGCGGAGGCGGTCACTGGAATCATTTCCGATTTTCTTTTTGGCGAATAATCGGGGATTTCTTTTTTCTCAGTCTCTTGCGCTGGCGCTGGATCATAATCCTCTATCTCTTCGCGTCCGGCGATCCCCTTCAAAATGTCTGGGGCGGCGTCCCTTGCCGCGAACCAAAAAGCCCGCCACGCCATTTGTCGAAGTGGATAGGTCTTCCAAGCGCCATCTTTTCCCGTAAGTTGTGCCGTCTTCGCATCTTCCAGCGAAAATGTCCGTTTTACCGGCTTTTGCCCCGGTCGAGTAATAACGCACCAGGCCACTCCGGTTTTTCGTATTTCTTCGACATCGGCCTCTTCAATGTCGCAACCCTTTGAGCGAAGCAGAGCTTTTCCGAGATCTCCATAGATGGACGGCTTGCCATTTATTACAGCTATGTTCTGGATCGCTTGCATGGGCTGGATCCCTATTTCGTGGCCCATCTGCATTGCCACCATAACATTGGATGGCTTTCCTCTATAATCTTTCGGGACTAAATCGGAACTCGCAAGCATGTTTGCGAAAGTTAACAGTTCTCCTAGATTTTGAGGCATGACCGCGAATCCGTGAGATGCGATCATTTTTTTTTCGCTTATCGCCAATGCTTGTACCGGTTCTTGCATCTCCGCAGAACTGCTTGTTTTGTCGTTCATTGACTTTCCTCCAATCGGGAATTAGTGTTAATGAGTTCTTCAATGGTTGCCTCCAATGAAGACGGACGGCTCCTAGTCGGCTTAGGAGCCGTTTTTCTTTCATCATGTTTAACCTAAAAATTAGCGCGACTTCTTGCCATCATCCTTAAAGAAAAATTCAGGGCGTCTCCCCAGAATCCTCGCCGCTATCATCAGATAGGTTCCTCCCGGAACGCTCCCAATCTCCCACCTGTGAACCAGCATTTTTGATGCCGTGGGTTCATAGCGTTGCAACTCCTTCACGAATTGGCCAAGGGTAAACTTAGATTTCCGCTCTTTTTTAAAGAGCTTATAGTTAAAGCGCATAGCCATGTACTAACCTGAAAGAATTGTTTCCGTCAACATTTTTTACCCCTCCGGGCGGATAAAAATTCGCCAAAGAACCGCGCTCAGAACGTGCCACATCAAATAGAAAAAACTTATCCGCATAAAAGAAAGAATCACCGCATCGACCTTGCTGCTTCGCGTTAATGTGTCTATCGCGTCAACCAACCTGTCCAGCATCGCTTCAAAGAACTCCTTAGTCCTTTCGAAAAACGTCTTATAGAAACAATTGTTGATAGTCAACAAAGATTGACTCTTTGGGCAAAAAAATTTTGACCTCATGCCTTCCCCTTTCAAGCCGTTCTTACCTTTCCCCTTCTTCCCATTCTCACCCTTTCAGAAAAGACTCATCTGTTTTGCAGCCTGTATCGGCTCCGTCGCTGGCTTTTTTAGAATCTCTTCAATTGCCGGCAAAGGTTCCGTTTCTTCGGCCATTCTATCGTCGATCAAAGACGCTTCGTTTTAGGGTAATCGGCAAGGACGCGGCGCACGACATCTTCGGCGTCGTTCGTGACGGTCTTGTGCTTGTCCCACGGCCCAACATCCCGGATGACAACGCAATCGTCGATGAAATTATCGACGGCGACATAAGTGAATTGCGCTCGGGAGTCGCGGTCAAAGATCGGCCCAACGCAAACGCCCGCACCCTTCCCGTGATTTTCGCCGCTTGAACATTGATTCATAAGCGGTCTCCTTCCTCATCTTTTTTAATCCGTTCACAATCGAATCCTCCCGTTATTCCTTGAAGGCTCACTACCCACTGGCCATGTCCCAATTGCCAAGGCAGCGATCTTGTCGTCGTGATCAACGTGTGCCCGCTATCCAAGCGGACGGCGACGCGGGTCCCGACCGGCCACATCTCAGGCTTCGGGAATTTTTTCTTTTTCATCGTCTTCTTCTCCTTCCTCGTCATGTCCGGGGCATCCCGTTTTATAGTCAAACCCTTCGCATGGGTCTCCAAGCGGAAGAACTTCGCGCCCTTTTGAAAGCTCTTCCATCATCACATTTATTGCCTCATCGAAAGAAAGCTCTCTCCCGTTTTCTGTTAAGTACCCCCTCGGATAATCGCGGGGCGTCCTCCAATTTCGCAAAGCCCCCCGAACCGATTGCGCCATGTGAAAAATCCTTTTCATGGATCCCCCCGAATAGTTTTTCCATTAACAAGCCCCTCGCACGCTTTCAAATCTTCTTGAAGAGCAGAAAAGGCCCTATTTATTTCTTCCGTTTTTTGGTAACGATAGGCAGTTCCGCAAAGGAACCCAATTTGAAAAATGGCGATTCCAAAACCAAAAATTGCAGCGTAAATCCCCTTCATGCGCTCACTCCCTGCTTTGTTTCGACTTCATTAATGAGGGCCTTCATGGTCCCTCGAATCCCTTCTTCGCTCATCCACCAAGGCTTCTCTTGCGGCATTGCGGCAACAATCCTCCATTTGAAATCCTGATAATAGCGCACTTCCGGCGCGTCTCGTCCGTAAATCTCAACGAGCAGCGCCAGGGCCAATTGCGCCGGGCCGGATCCTCCATATCCCCATGAAAAGCCCGATGGACTATGATTCTGAACGTCCAACGCTAGATCCAGCGGTGCCCCATTCACCATGACAACGGCATCCGTCCCGCTTATTTTCCCCTCAAAAAATTTCGGCATAACTATCCCCCTTTATTTTTGGATGCATGTTACTGGTTGTGGTTTGTTTATCTTGTCCCCTTTTTTGATGATCATCTTATCACCCCTTTCTTTTTGCGTTTCCCTCTTGAAAATCGTGAATACGGATTTGCCTCCCGTGAATGCGGCGGCATCATCTCCGGCTATCTCGCGATAAAGATTTTCGATCATTTCTTTTGCCCGCTTCGCAAACGTCTTCGCGTCTTCTTCCCTGCTAAATCCAAACCCTCTAATGTCGCCTTGGCGCACTTCATAGTGTGTCCACTTTCCGGAGCATTGCGCGCACGTTACACCGCCATCACTGCTTAATGATGGCGATCCCTTCAAATTACCGTCTTCGTCCCTGATGCGTTCACCGCATGAATCGCATCGCTCGTTAGGGTATTCATCGATTGAATCGTCGTCATATTCGTCTCTTTCCATGGATTGCCTCCTTGTTATGTCGCGAAGGTAACAATTGTTACCCGATACTGTCAATATCTTTTTTGAGACAACAATAATTATTTTTCATTGCTTTTGCCCTTTATTCATGCGTCATTTCGCGATATTAAAAATTGGAAAAAACTCTATCCTCGATGGGCAATTTTGTTATCCGATGAGTGGCTTTTATGGTCTTGTCGGTCTAAAAATGGCGCAAAGCAATTTGTCTATGAGAATTGTGATGATGTTTCTGGTGCTTCTTATCGACTTTTTTTTGTGAGAGGCTGGCTTTGTCCGTCTCGTCAAGGAAGGTCTCCGCTAGCGGGGCATCCCGATTCAATCTCATAAGACTTGATCAGGTTCATCAATCGGCGGGTATTTCGCTGCAAAGGCGCGCGCTCAAACATGCAGAATTCGCGTCCATCAATCATTTCACATGAGCGCGGGTAGATCTTTTCAAGGCTCGGTCTTTGGAGGCACGGTGGGCGCTTGGCTTGGGTCGAAATTCGATAACAACTCGTCAACGCGATCAGGAGCCATCCGAGGAGAATTAATTTCGTCGAGGATCTTATCACTGGTTGCCTCCCTTTGCAGATGCTTTTCGGAACGGTCGGCATCGTCCGCAGCGCTCTTCCGTTGTAGATATGAAAACAACCATC